CGGCCATTCGATACAAGCGCGGCACACCGCAGCATCAAAACCCATCTAGCTTCTTGAATGTTTACGATGGTTGTGTTTTCACCGCCATAGAAGTTGCCGCCGACCGTGTTTGGGTTGGATTCGACGTGCAGCGCACTGTATACGTAGTTTTGTCGATTCGCGCCATATGCCCATGACGTTTGCCCGGTGACGTAGAGGCCGAATAACGACGCCGGAACATTTAGGATAATGCACCAGATCATTATTCCGAATGGGTTGGCCGTACTGATGTTGAATATGTTTGTTTCCCAATCCGCCCAGAATTGATCGTTGAACTGCGTGTACCAATTCGCCTTCTGATTGACAAGCGATTGAATATTCGGCGCGTTGTTCTGCAGCCATTTAAGGGCTTGCGTCAAATCGCCGTTGTACGGGGTCATAGTCATACTACTTGCACCGTCACGTTGTTCAGCAAAAGCACGGCGCGGCCAAACATCGGCATGACGAATTCAGGCACATAAGCGCTTGGATACGATGGGGCAGCAGAGCCGTGCGGTACGCAAGCCACAGAGCACGCCTTGACGTAGATGCCGGGCAGCTGGCGCGCAACCGCTCCTGCGGCTTCAAATGCTGAGACGTTCGCGCCGATTACGAATCCAGACTCGTTTTGCTCTTGGCCTGTCGCGTAGTTGACGATGGCGTTTTGGACTGCAGGCGACGGCGACGATACGCTGTTGGCCTGGTGCACCGTTATGTTGATGTAGCAATCGTAAAGCGCCGGGTTGGTGAATTTGGCATTGTAAATCAGCCCTGTTGCCGGATCAATCGCTGCGACACCGTTTGGCGAATTCACAGCAACGCCGCTGGATGTTCCGAAGTCCCAAGGACACCCACCGTTGTGCGCGTTGTATAGTGCTTGGGCAACTGCCGCGTTCGTTGCCGTTCCGTCCACGCACACCCACATGGCGTTGGGGAGGGTGAAAGTAACGCCGTTTACAACGCCCGCTGCTCCTGTATTATTTTCGACAACGAGGGCGGACGTGACATTTGGCACTTGCAGCACTGCAGCCAAAATTGCGGCAGACGACCCGACGCCTTGCGTTGCGAGTTGCAATTTACGTGCGTTTTTCAACTGAGGGTCTTGCAACGCAAGAGTGCCGATGGTTATGGTTTCACTCCCGGTAATCGCGGCAGACGCCCAGCCAATCGTGCCGTCAAGAATCGTCAGACTGCCAACTGCCAATGGAATCGGGCCGTAAGCCTGGGACTGAATCGTGCCAGTGACCGTCAAGCCTATCGGTATTACGATTGTGCCGACCGTCACATAGATATCACCCGCAGCAGTTTCCAGGCGCGATCCTGCTGGTATTGTTGTCGGCATCGTTCCGACGAACGTGACGCCCACGGCAACGGTGGATTGATTTGTTCCGCGTGTGACGCCAAGGAAAGAGCAGATGGCGTCAAGAAAAGTACCATACGCCAAATCAGGGTTGATCAGGTTGGCGACTTCGGCGTTGTTCTGCATTACGTTCGTTCGCGCAATCGTCTCAGCTGTCACCAAAGAGCCTTGCGGCGTGCTTGCTGCTAAATTTATATTGGCACCAAGGGCCGTCTGGAATTCACCTTGCACATCAGACAGGATAGTTGCCGTATCAGCAACGATCGTTCCGGTATCTGTTATGTACTGATATTGAGCGGTCATGTTATCGATATGTGATTTGCAAAATTACCACTCAGTTGCGCGCCGCACCCTGCAACTGATCCGTTTTTGGCTATTGCAACGCCGCCCAACTTAGCATCGACAGAGCCTCCAGACACAATCGGTGTTATACCGTGACCGGGAATAGGGCAGCTGTGTGAATCGCCGACAAGGCAAACAACGCCTCCTGTCGCATTGAAATTGGCACCGGACGCGGCAATCATAGACCCGCCGTGCGTCGATGTCGTTCCAATAATAGCTACTCCACTCATAGCACGTTCAGCGTTCCGGTTGTCGTTTGCGAAGTGACATTCAAGTTGCCTTGGATTACTACGTTATTTGTGAAAGTGGCCGTTGGCGTATCAATCTTCACACTTGTCGGCGCGGTGATGGTGATGATGCCTTCTTGGATTGAAATCCGCGTCGTCGCGTCAGTAGATTGAATCACCATTGCGCTTGTGTCAGCGCCGTTGATCGTATAGTTTCGGAATACGTCAGGGACAAACCAACCGTCTTCAAACTTGTGGAGCCGTCCAGTATTCGGCGTCGATTCTTTAAGCGACTGCTTGAACAAAGATATGTCGCGGTCTGGAGCAAAAATCCAGCCTATGTCGCCTGGATTCAAAGGGAAGCTGATGTGGAACCCGCCGCCGCCGATGGATAGGACGTTGATGCCTGCCAAGGGATTCCGGCTGTGCAGCCCGTCATTCACGTCCACCCACTTTATGAGTGCCTGAACGACGGCGATGTTTTTGACGCGATCAAACGAAACAATTACGGCAGGCAATAGTTGATCAGAGTCCAACTCTCTGTTTCTCAGCGCGGACATCAGCGCACTAAGCAATCGCTGCTTGTCGCTTGACGTGTTTGCGATTAGAGGTTGATCCGATGCGGCCATGCAGACTCCATTGAATTTTCGATATTATACCGACGACCGCACAACAAAGAACATCACCAATTATTTTTTCTTCAGCGCAGCCTCTTGCGATAAGGCCAGGTTCACACCTTTCACCATAAGAGTATCGAACATTTTGAACGCATCCTCAAGTGAGTAATACTCTTCAAGCTGCTGAAGCGTTGCCACGTCATCTTGAATGAGCTGAGATGCCATCGGTTCGACGTTGGCGCTGGTGACCGAGTTCGCACCATCAACAAATCTTAAAGGAACTTTGACGCTTTTCCAACTCGCTAGGAAAGCAAAGTTGAAGTCGTGCACAAGGGAAAGAATACCGTCAAGAACGACCCTGGGCGGCAGGACGTGCGCCAAATCGATGACGTTGTCATTCAATATTTCGTCGTCAGACATATCGGCCCAAGCGCCGATATTTGTCAGCACCCGCGTGCTCGAAAGCATTTCGCATGGGTGGATGTTATTTGGCCGCCCCATCAGCTCCAGGCCTTTCATTGCAGAAAACTGCTCGCAACGATATCTCTTTCCGAATGCGGAAAACTCTCTAACTTTTTTCATATCATCCTGGAGGACTTGCCCCTGGTTTGACGTAAAAGGGGCCGTCACGACTGGACAGATCATACTCCAATTCCAGCACAACATACGTCCCATTCAGACTCGGATTCATCGATGACGTGATGGATACGCCTTGGGCAAGTTTGATGGTAGGATCGAATAGGGTTTGAAATCCAATGCCCCATTCAGTCCATCCTGGAATTCCTATGAATTCGCTCAAAACTGCCGTTTGCGCGGGATTCATAATCTTGTTTCTGTCTTTCACAATCAGCAGGTCGTCATCGACAAATGCCGCAACATCCGGCTTGTACATGTCTTGAATATCGATGAGCAAGGATGCTATTGAAAGAATACTTCGCGCAGGGTTGTTTATAATAACCGAGTTGTATGAGGTATCGCAAATGAAGTTTGACCCGAAACCCATTTGGTTTGCCGCCCACGTGACGTACTCTTTGAAAGTCGTCTGGTCTGGCGCTGGAGCGGACACCCACGCCGTTCGGTCTATCTGTCTTGTGTAGCACGTCAAGCGAACGCCGACGTTTGGAGGCCCGGATGTTGGCTCGCAAATTGCGACTTGCCCTTTGAAGACGGTGGACGGCGCAACGGATTGTTTGCTGTCGGCTGAATCCCACCCGGCCTGAATTTCAACGTTGATCCAGTTCTGTGATTCCTGCCCTGTTGCGACCTTACGGTTGTTGAAGGCTGTGAACTGAGACAGCAGCTTCGTTCGCAGACTTCCCGTCAGTCCGATGACGTCAATTGTTGCTTTGTTCTGGATGGCTAAAGCGGCCTTGGTTATTTTGACGCGCATATTAATTGACGCATCAAGCGTCACTTGGCTGTCAGGCAGCGTCAGAATGACATTCAGAATCCTATTGCGCAGGCCCATTATCTTTTCACTATTGTTGACGTGCCATTGACAAGTTCGCCAATGTGATCATTCAAATGTAACCGGACGGCTTCAGCCGTAGCGATAGGATCGGCTGCGCCATTGACGTTGATGACGATGGCCCGCTCACCTATTGTGATGCTTCGTTCGCCTGCCTGCTGCTTATCGACAACTTGCGCGCTATACTGGCGCATCATTGCCAAGCCAGATTCCTGCGCCCTTAATTCGCTCATCAACTTGGACATTGTTTGGCGCGGCAAATTGACGGCCTTCAACTGATTCTTCAGATCGAAAATTTGATTTTGTATTCCGCTTTGGATTTGTGAGCTAGCAAACGAAACGTCGCCGCGATTTACACCACCCATCTGAAGCTGCTGGACAGGGACGCCAAGCCTTTGAGCGATTGTGTTCTGTACGCTTTTCAGTTGGATTTTGGATCGTGTTTCGCCTTGGCCAGAAGTTCCGGCGGTTTGCGATCCTCCAAGGACTTTGTTGGCGTAAGATGCATTCTCAGCGCCCCACTTTGATCTGTCAAATCCTCCGTTGTAATACCGCAGCGCCAACTCAACATCGCCCTTTGCTCTCTTCAGGAATTGGGAGAATAGATTTGCCGCGCCCATGATGTTTTGGGTTGGGTCTTTCGCGTCAGTTATTCCTAGTGACTTGAAATTTGACGGCATTATTTGCATCAGCCCTGTTGCCCCTTTTTTGCTCACGGCATTCGGATCGAAGCGGGATTCTACGCGGGCGATGTTCTTCAAAAGATTTGGATCCAGGCCGTACTTTTTTCCTGCTGCTGCGAAAGTATCGTCATAATCTGTCTTGCCGACTTGACGGACAGGGTTTGCTTGGCGCGTTCCGTCTGGCGCGATATCTGCCACAGGCCTTGTGGTTGCCGTGGGTGCCGTGGCGTCCTGCGGTGTTCCTTTGGGCGGGATCGAAGGGCTGAGGCCAGACGCCTTGCCTATTTCGCCCGCCCACGCCGCCCACGCCTGTTTCTCGTCAACGGCATTCGCAAACGACGCGACTGATCCGGCAAATTGATTGATGGCAAGAGCATTCTGGTCTGCCATTCGCTGCGATTCCTCATTGATCTTGTCTTGCTCTTCTATTGCAGTGGTAATATCCTTTGCTGATGTTGCATTCGCCTTCGACCCTTCTGCGGCAACCGTCGCGCCCTTTGCGGAAGCAACCGCAGCATCTTTAGCTGCAGCAACTGCCGCTGATGCTGCATCAATGCCTCCTGGGACTTCTTTCTTTCCGGCGATTTTCTCTTTCAACCACCCGTACAGGCCCATTCCGCTACTGCCGCTGATGCCGCTGCCAATGACTGACGTGTCTGGCATCGCCGCTTTTGCCCCAGCAGAAACTTTGGCTGCTCTCTCACTGCCGATTTTCCCTTTCAACCAGTCATACGCACTTACGCTGCTTTTGACGGTATCCACAGCGCCCATGATTGCGCCTGCCCCTGGCACTGCAGTTTTCAAGGCTGTGCCGGCACCTTTCACTATGGCGGGCATATTCTTTGGCAGCGCATCTGTCAGCTTTACCATCAACTCCACGAATGTTGTGAATGCCGGTATTAGCTGTTCACCAAGTGCGTTTTCGGCTTTCTTGAAGTTCTCGCCAAGCTTCGCCATGGCATCGTTGAACTTCGTAAGCTGTTGCTGCGCAGCCTCTCTACTTGTGATTTCGTCTGACGTCAACTCTGTTACGGTGCCGACGCCTGCCCCTTGCTTTTTAAGACTCAACGCAAAATCTTGATTCATGCCAAGGGTCTTTGCGCTGGCTTGGACTTGGGCATCAGTCAGCTTGGAGAACTTGTCACCAAGCTGGGTCAACAGCGCGTTGACGCCGATGTGTTGTTCAGGCAGTCCCATATTGATCCCCAAGCGCTTTGCAGTCCGCGCCTCGGTGCCAATTTTCGTCGGATCGCGGAACACCGCAGAGGAAAAATCAGCGAGCTTTTTGACTTCTGCTGCAGTCTGTTCGCGTGTGATATTGCCGTTGGATGACTTGGCAAACTTCCGTTGATACTCTTCAAGTCGCAAAGAAGATACTCCAACTTCCATACCTTCTTTGCGCTGCTGATTGTATTGATTCCGCATGTCGATGACGGACTTAACGCCGACCGCTAAAGCGCCGACCGCCAGGCCTGCCACAGCGAACTCTGCGCCAAGGGCTTTAATCGCAACAGACACTTTATCGATGCCAGGGACTAATTTGCCGATTTCGTCAGCCGCGCCAGAAGCAAAGTCTTTGATTTCGCCGCCGACTGATTTGGAGTTTTTGCCTGTCTTTTCTATCTTTTGGTTGAGT